AGACGGCAGCAAACCTAGTCAAGAAAGTTAAGAGTATGATGCTGTACCTCCCGCCTTGGCTACAGATAGCAAGTATCAAAATAGACAACCGGACATCCTTTGTGCTTACCAACGGATCAGAAGTCAAAGCATCATCCACATCAGGCGATGCAGGCCGTTCAGAAGCCTTGTCTCTCCTCGTAATAGACGAGGCTGCCCACGTTGATGGCCTAGAAGATCTATGGACAGGCCTTTACCCTACTCTGTCAACCGGTGGTCGTTGCATTGCACTCTCCACGCCGAATGGTGTCGGCAACTGGTTTCACAAAACCTACGTTGAGGCAGATGCCGGTATTAATGACTTTCATCCAATAGTCCTCCCATGGGATGTACATCCAGAGCGAGACGAAGCATGGTTCGAAAAAGAGACCCGCAACATGTCTGCTCGACAAATCGCACAAGAGCTTGAGTGCAACTTTAACGCATCGGGCGAAACAGTCATCTCGGCAGACGACATTAACCGTCTTTACGACGGAATAACAGAGCCACAATACCGAGTAGGTTTTGACCGTAACCTTTGGCTTTGGGAACAATATGATGCTTCCTGCACTTATCTTCTTGTAGCAGATGTTGCACGAGGAGATGCCGCTGACTATTCTGTGTTCCATATCATTAAATTGGAAACTATGGAAGTCATTGGAGAATATCAGGGAAAGCCAAACCTAGAGCAGTTCGCAACCATATTAGACAACACCGGCAAAGAGTATGGCGAAGCTATGCTCGTCGTAGAAAACAATAGTTTGGGAATTTCCATTCTAGAGAAACTACAGGAGAGGGAATACCCAAATATCTACTTCTCTATTAAGGGCACTCACGAATATATAACAGAGTCGCAAGCACAGGGAATAAACAACTCCGTTCCTGGATTCACAACTTCTTCAAAAACTCGCCCTCTAATAATCGCCAAGATGGAAGAATTCGTTCGTAACCAACTAATTACTTTATATTCTTCACGAATAATCGGCGAATTTAAAACTTTCATCTGGAACAACAATAGGGCGCAGGCGATGAGGTCATATAATGATGACCTAGTTATGGCACTGGCAATTGCGTGCTGGGTGAGAGACACGGCGCTAACAGTCAATCAACGAGATTTAGAGTACAAAAAGGCAATGGTTAATTCAATGAAAGTCTATAGCAATAATTTTAGCACAACTATTCCCGGCATGAAAGGCCACAAGGAAGATCACGGTGCAAGACTAAAAGAACAAAGCCAGCAATATCAAGATTTCATATGGCTAATTAAAGGATAGATAAATGGCTAAAAACAGCAACAACCCAAGAAACGCATCAACAGAACTGTTTAAGACATTAACAAAGATCTTCTCCGGTCCGATGGTTTCTCGGAGATCTCAATCTGGAAGAAAGCTTCGTCGTTCACAGATGGACAAATATGCTTCTCGCTTCAAATCGGCAAGCGGCCAAGAGTTTAAAACAACTCGTTATAGTGAAATAAACACCACTCAATTGAAAATGTTGGCTCAACACAACAGGTCCGAACGATATGTTGATTTTGATCAAATGGAGTATACACCAGAGATTGCTTCTGCTCTTGATATTTATGCAGATGAGATGACCACACATTCTTCTTTGTCTCCAATGTTAAATATAGCCTGCCCCAATGAAGAGATCAAATCAGTGTTGGAATCTCTTTATCACGACATTATGAATATTGAGCACAATCTTTTTGGATGGTGCCGCACAATGTGTAAGTACGGAGACTTCTTCCTTTACCTAGATTTAGATGAAAAGCAGGGCATTACTAGCACAATAAGTATGCCGTCCCACGAAGTAGACAGGCTTGAGGGCGAAGACAAAACAAACCCAAACTATATTCAATACCAGTGGAATACTGCTGGAATGACTTTTGAGAACTGGCAGGTTGGGCACTTCCGTATCCTTGGTAATGACAAATACTCGCCCTATGGAACATCAGTTCTGGAAGCGGCCCGACGCATTTGGCGCCAATTGGTTCTTCTTGAGGACGCAATGATGGCTTATCGAATCGTTAGGGCACCCGACAGAAAGATGTTCAAGATCGATGTTGGGCAAATTCCGCCAAACGAAGTCGAACAATATATGCAAAAAGTTATATCTTCGATGAAGAGAAATTCTATTGTCGACCAAAGTACTGGACGCGTGGACCTTCGATACAACCCTCTTTCAGTTGAGGAAGATTATTTTATTCCTGTCCGCGGCGCTTCCAACACAGACATCACAAATCTGGCCGGAGGAACTAGAACTGGCGACATAGATGATGTGAAATATTTGAGAGACAAGCTGTTTTCGGCATTGAAAGTTCCAGCTTCTTATCTTACGAACGCAGAGGGCGCAGAAGAGGACAAGACTACTCTCGCCCAAAAAGACATCCGTTTCGCCCGCACAATTCAGCGATTGCAGCGAGCAGTTGTCTCAGAACTTGAGAAGGTCGGCATCATCCACCTTTACACTCTCGGATACAACGGAGAGGATTTACTTGGATTTAAGTTAAGCCTAAATAATCCATCTATCATTGCAGAACTTCAGGAACTCGAAAGATGGGATAAGAAGTTCTCTGTCGCAGCATCAGCAAACGAAGGATTCTTCTCCCGCCGTTGGGTTGCAGAAAACCTGTTTGGTATGTCTCACGATGAATTCTTGCGCAACCAGAGGGAGCTATATTACGATAAGAAGTTTGACGCAAACCTTGCAGCAACCGCAGAGGCGGAGCAAGAGATGGCCGCTAGCGCTATGGGCGGCGGAGGTGATCTTGGAGGCGATGAAGGCCTAGGAGAACTTGGAGGAGACGAACTTGGAGGCGACGAACTTGGAGGCGAAGAACTCGGAGGAGATGACCTTGGAGGCGAAGATCTTGGAGGAGAAGACCTAGGCGGAGATGAAGCTGGTGGAGATGAAGATGTTCTTCTATCTGCTCCCGGCCGACGAGAAGATTCGCCCGCAGACATTCAGCGTAAAGATCGTATTCGTAAACAAGCAGCCTATGAGAAGGTCAAGAACGACAAGAGAAAAACAGCAGGCAGAGGAAAGAACTACAAGGCAGCAGCCGGCCCAGAAGTTGGAACTGCTCGCACAACTTTCCCAGGAAAAGTTGGCTCCGGAGGCCTTGATTCTTTGGCCAAAGGGTTGTTCGAAGAGCAACAAACTATTTATGAAGAGACCTTCTCTAAAGAAGAATCAAAGCTTCTTAAGACCAACAGGGAAGTCAAAAGACTTATTGAAGGCCTGGAAAAATCGGAGTTAAAAAAGAATGAGACTAAAACACAATAAAAAGCGCAACACTGCCTTTCTTTATGAGGTCCTGACTAAAGAGGTCGCAAAAGCAATTGTTGCGAAAGACCTTAAAAAGAAGGAATCAGTTCTTATGCTAGTGAAAGAATTCTTTAGCAAAGGCAAAGTTCTTAGGCAGGAGCTTGAACTCTACAAGTTGCTTGGAGAATCCCACAGCGCCGATCTTTATTTCGCAGAGCGTATCATTCAAGAAACAAAGAAAGAGTATGATTCTCTTGATCAAGAAAAGATTTTTGAAGCTCAAAGCGACATCATCAAGATGATCAATAAGAATTTGGGATCAGGAATCTATAACAACTTTGTCCCCAACTACCGCAACCTAGCAACTATATCTCAGATCTTTGGCGAAGAGATCGGAGTGAAACATCGTGTCTTGCTAGAGAGAACAATTATTCAAGGAATCATCTCAAAACCAGATGAAGTTGTTAAGGGCAAGAATATGCCGCACGTCGACGACTTGGTTTACAGAAAGGTTGTCGAGAATTTTAACGCCAAGTATGGAGAGAAGCTCGACGAAAACCAGAAGTCTTTGATCGGAAAATATGTGACCCTATTTGGAGACAATAGATTAGAGTTTAAGGTATACTTAAATGAAGAGCTTCATAGATTAAAAGAAGAAATCAAAAAGATGTCTGATTCTGAAACAATTAAGACTGATGAAGATATGCAAAGAAAAGTTTCATTAGTATCAGAGAAGATGGAGTCTTTCAAGAGTCAGCCAATCGACGATAAAATGATTCAGCAGGTTCTAAAAATCCAAGCATTGACCAGTGAGAGCGTACTTTAATGACTGTAAGAGTTATTATAGGAGACCAAGAAGAAGAGAAGCTTTTTCCCGTTGCTGCAAAGATCGAGCTTGTCATTCGCCGTACTATGGATGGCGACTATATGATACTGGATCACACAGATGTAGACATCATTATTATGCCTAAAAATATGAAGGTAGTTGCTTTCCCAAAAGAACTAATGTCTGACTTAGTTTATGGAACTGAAAATAGGATGTTCAAATTTCTTGCTAGTAAGGGCCTTATCGAGATTGATTCCGTGCAAGCCGGATCAATTTATGGGTCGCTACAGGCGCGCCTGCTTAAAAGCGATAATTTTGATACAGTCAAGATGGCGATCCTAAATCTCCAGAAATGGATAGATGAAGAGCGCCCCTATTTCGAATTTGTTGAAAAGTTTGAAGATATGGTTGATGATCGATTTGTTGATCCAAACGATGAAGAATCAACGGAGCTTGGCGAAATTCCACATCATGATGTGAAAGGCGCCTCACCATCTAGTGCCGGCAATTCCCATCACTGGATGTCTTACACTTATGAATAGAGGCTAATTTGCAACTTTTAACATTCGTCCTCGCCGCCTATGGGATGACGCAGCTATTATGCTTCGGCTCTATCTTCAAAAAGATTCGCCCCAAGCATCACTTCTTCCGCTGCCCAATGTGTATGGGCTTCTGGGTTGGAGTTTTTTTATGCGGCATAAACGGCTGGACAGAACTATTTACTTTTGAACACACTGTCGCTAACTATTTTATTCTGGGCTGTTTAAGTTCGGGAACATCTTATGTTTTTAATATGATGTTTGGAGATCGTGGGCTCAACATTCAACTTTCAGGAGAAGAAAATGCGAAGAATTAACAT